CTTTCACAGGGTCAAATAAAATGGCTTGATGATAATAAAGGTTCTGAATCAAGGTCTTGTTTATTAAGATCTATAGTTTCTGAAAAAATGGAGCAAGCTGCATAAAGATGGATATAAAAGAAGAATTACTCGGCTTGCCAAAGGCATGGGGTTATGTTGCCGTCCAAAATAAAAGACCATATCAAAATGATTGGCAAAATAATCCATTAACACGATCACAACTGTTTAAAGAAATATCTGCAAAAAAATCTACAGGTATAGGTGTTTGCTGTGGTACTCCCTCTGGTGGACTTTTATTTTTAGATCATGACGGCCCTTCAGCCGCAAAAATATTAGGTGAATGGGGTTTTTCTCTCTCATCACTTCCACCCTCTTGGATGGTCACATCAGGTCGGGTTGGTAGATTTCAAATAATTTACCAAGTGCCAGAAAAATATTGGCCAAAAATAAAAACTCGCAAATTTCAAACAGGGGTAAAAGATGAAGATGGGTCTGTTGAACAAATTGAACTACGCTGGGATGGCACACAATCTATAGTTTCTGGAAAACATCCTATAACAGATGGTTATAGGTGGATGGATGGTAGATCACCAAGAGATCTCTCCATAGCTGAAGCTCCTCTTGCCATAATCGAAAAGATGATGGAGCAGAAAAAAAAGAAAACTACACCTGTTAAAACATATAATTCAGATTCAGATAAGGCACGTTCATTACTCCAATCAATTAACCCATCACGCTTAGATGATTATGATTCATGGCTAAAAATAGGAATGGCTGCTCATTCTGTTGGCGATGATTCTCTTTTACAGGAATGGGAAGCTTTATCACAAAAAAACAACAAATATCAATCTGGTGAATGTGAAAAAAAATGGGCTTCATTTAAATCATCTGGTGTCTCTTTAGGCACTTTACAAAAGTTTGCTTCAGAGGATGGATGGACACCACCACCACGCAATTTTCCAAACTCAATAAAACCACAGGAAAAATCATCCATATTACCAACAAAACTTGAACAGCTTACATCACAGGAATTAATAAATTTTTTACGCAACCTCAAACAAGAAATAAGATTCAACATCTTTTCTCATTCGATAGAAATGGATGGCAAAGTTTTAAAAAATATTGAGCTTTTTTATCTCACACTTGCAGAACTTGGTTTCAAAGTACCAAAAGAAATGGCTGTGGATTGCCTTCTTAAAGTTGCCCATGAGAATGAATATGATCCTGTAAAACTTTATCTTGATCATTGCTACAACGAAATCAAGCCAGAAATGTATGGCATTGAAAGAATAGCCTCCACATATCTAAGGCCAGAGGATCAAAACCTACCAGAGCCGACTATATATGACACCATGCTTAAACTTACCCTTATCAACGCAGTAAGACGAGCTTTCATGGCTGGTTGTAAACATGACACAGCTACAGTATTACAAGGGCCTCAAGGAATTAAAAAATCTTCTTTCTGGCAAGTCCTGTTCGGCCCTTTCTTTTCAGATGCCCTCGGTGATATTTCATCTAAAGACGATCTTTTAGTTCTTCATAGAAGCTGGGGAATGGAATGGAGCGAAATTGACGGAGTAACAAGCCGCAAACACGCTGGTGTTATAAAAGCATTTTTATCAAGGTCAACAGATCTTTTGCGTGTTCCTTATGGCAAAGCTGTAGAAGAATGGCCTAGAAGAGGAATTATTGTCGGCTCAACAAATAAAGAATCAGGCGTACTAATTGATGATACAGGCAATCGTAGATTTCACATAATACCCTGCACAACAAAATCTATAGACCTTGATGCTTTACAACTTGAAAGAGATTCATTATGGTCGGCTGCCGTTCACCTTTTTAAAAATAAAGAACAGCATTTTTTATCCACCGAACAGGAAAATCAAATTGAAAAAGAAAACTTAAAATATATGGTCGATAGCCCTTGGCAATCTGTAATTATTAACTATCTAAACGACCCAGCCAATGCTGTTAAAGATATAACCATAGAACTTTTATTGACCGAAGCTATAGAAAAACCAATATCAAATCAAACAAAATCTGACACCATGACTGTCTCATCCATTCTCAAATCCTTACATTATGAACGTAAAAGAAAAAGATTAGAGGGAACACCTAAATGGGTCTGGTT